TTTTAACGATATATTTATATTAAAAAATAATAAATCAAAAAAAAAAACGATGAAAAGAATAATTAGACTTACTGAATCAGATCTTACAAGAATTGTAAGACGAGTAATTAGAGAAAATGAATGGTCAGATGAAGATGAAATGGAATTTCAAGATATTAGATCTAAAGGGCCTAGATTAAATGATTTTGATGGAGATGTTGATTTATTTGAACCAGAATATGAAAAATGGCAAAACGACCCAAGACATGTTGAATTAAAAAATAAAAAACGTGCACATAGAGCAAAACAAGAAGAAGATAGATATTCTGATGTTGTTAAAAATAGACCTTCGGATTTTGATGTGGATGCTTATCAAAGTGAATATGACGAACTTGGAACAAAAGTGGATGATTTTAAGAAAAACGCACCATATTTAAAAGATTTTGATGGAGATATTTCAAAATGGGAAAAATCTTTTAAAAATTATCAAGACGAGACGGGTATTAATGACACTAGTAAAAGAAGACAAGAATTGCGTAGACATTTAGATAGAGATAGAAAAAAATACGGAGGATATTAAAAATAATCTTTTATATAACCCCACCCCATAAAGGTGGGTTTTTTGTTTATAAAGTATTTATATATATGACACAAAAAAGAGTACCAATAACAAGATTAAATAAGTTTTTTTCTGAAGAAGATTTCAATTTAGAAATTGAAATGGGTATGGAATGGCAAATGGGTGATATGAATTTCAGTGTTGTTTTATATCGTGTTGATAGACAAAGAACAAATAACGACGATGTTTATGGCGAAGCATTAACAGAAGGAATACAATTTTTAGCACCTGTAGAATTAAAAGGATTAGTTAAAATAGACGCTCCCACAAATTCAGATTACGGAACATCAAAACTTTCACAAATAGAACCAGGTAATATGACATTTAGTGTTTATCAATCACACTTAGATCAGTTGGCTATTGATATTTCTTTGGGTGATTACTTAGGTTATTATGAAACGGAAGATAAAGTAAGATACTACAGTGTAGTAAATGATGGTAGAGTTACTTCAGATAATAAACATACTTATGGTGGTTATAAAAAATATTACAGAACAATAATAGCTGCTCCTGTAACTAACGACGAATTTAACGGAATATAATGGCATTACCTAAAAAAATAAAAAATTATTTACCTTTAGTTCCTAAAAAAGTGGGGGTTGAAAGAAGACAAGAAATGTTGGACGATATTACCAATAAGGGCACATATCTACCAAAAGGAGTTTTACATGCCGATATGGATAGAGGTATATTAGATTTTGTTAAAACTGATTTAAAATTAGTCGTTGATAAAAAAACAGTACCAACAGTAGATAAAATTATTACCACTCAGAGTTGGTCACAATTCACAGAAACTTGGAAGTTTCAAGACTTAGACAAAAATGTTTCTTTACCTTTTATAATTACGGTTAGACAACCTGAAGTTAAATACGGTAAAATGCAAAATGCGGCGGCAAATATACCTGAAAGATTAAGATTTTTTTATTATACAGTTCCAACATGGGACGGACAAAGAAAAGGTGCGGATGTATATAAAATTCCCCAACCTGTACCTGTAGATATTACATATACTATAAAAATATTTTGTAATAGAATGAGAGAAGTAAATGAGTTTAATAAATTAATGATGCAAAAATTTACTTCAAAACAAGCGTATGTTCAAATTAACGGACACTATATGTCAGTAATTTTAGAGGACCCAACCGACGAATCAGTTAAAGAAATTGAAAAAAGAAAATACTATATTCAAAGTTATAAAATTACTTTAAGGGGTATGCTAATTGATGAAAAAGAATTTCAAGTTTCTCCAGCAATAACAAGAGCGGTAACTATGCTTGAGGTTGACACAAAAACCAAAAGTAGAAAAGTTAAAATAGAACCACCAAGACCTAAAAGTTTTGATCTTGATTTATTATTTGTTTCTGGTAATACTCAATTAAATGAAGTTTTTAGATACACTGTTGATTTAAACGTTACAACATTAGAAAATGTTTCAAGTTATTCTGTCTTTATAAATAATAATTATCTTGGTGATGATTTACCTGTAATACAAATAACTGACGGAGACACTTTAAAAGTTATAGTTACTAAAACAGATAATACAAAACAATCAGTAATTAAAACAAATTCTGTATTGGTTTAATTATTCTCCGTAAATGTCTTTTTCTTTTTGACATGTTTTGATGATTAAATTTTCTAAAAACTTATAAAGTTTAAATCCATTTTCCTCACAATACTTTTTTAATATTTCATGAGTCTCTTCTGAAATCTTTATATTTTTAATTTTTTTCATATATATGTAAATATTTTATAAGGTAGAAAAAAGGTAGAATTTTTTCATACTATTACATATTTATTATTTTTGACCTAAGTTTTTTTCATTTTTTTAATGTATTTATATAAAAAAATAAATCTTTAATTAAATAGAAAAATGGCATCTACTACAAAAGTATTCGTTTCTCCTGGTGTATATACCTCAGAAAGAGACTTAACTTTCGTTGCACAAAGTGTTGGTGTAACAACTTTAGGAATAGTTGGTGAGACTTTACAGGGTCCTGCCTTTGAACCTATCTTTATAACTAATTTTGACGAGTTTCAAACGTATTTTGGAGGAACAAGTCCAGAAAAATTTGTAAATACTCAAATACCTAAATATGAAGCTGCTTACATAGCTAAGGCATATTTACAACAATCAAATCAATTATTTGTATCTAGAATACTTGGGTTATCAGGTTATGATGCTGGACCGTCTTGGTCAATTGTAACTACAGGTAATTTAGATAGTAGTACTTTAGGTATTACAGGAACAACCCCATCAACACCTGTGTATTTGTATTTTACAGGTACAACAGGTTCAAGTGCCAACGTAACAGTAACAGGCACATTACCATCACCTTTAAATTCAAGTTTTTATAATTCATATGCAACAGCGGCTGGAGGGGAATCAACATTAAACTCTGATTTTCAAACATACATTTCAAACGAAATAAATTATTATTCAACCGCATCCGCACTTTCAGGAAGAACTGCATATTTTTGGGGTTCAGTCGATACTCCTACATTTTCAGCAGTTACAGGGGCAACAATAACAAGTGGTGGTGCAACTGCATTTACTGAAACACTTGGTGTTGAAGATGTTATTTTTGCAAATAACGATGTTTCTTCATATTTAAACGATCCTTGGTACTATTCATTATTCTCATATAGTAGGGCAAATGATATTGGTTCTTACTATGGTTATGGGTTTGGTGCGGTATTAAATGGAATTACGGGTTTAACAGGTGGTGTGTATTCAGGTCAAATGGAGTTATACGTTACTAACTATTCGGGTTCACCTTATACTGATTATGATAATTTAGTAGTTGCTACTTTAAGATCAAGAGGTATTACTAATTACTCTAGTACTCAAAAAGGACCTAGATTTGTAGTAAGTGCAACCACAGGTGTTGATATAATAACTACAGGATCATATTCAGGAGTATCTTCTAATCCATTCCAAACTTTTGCAATTTCAGGTATTACAAACGATAGTGAAACATTTAGTTTTGAAACATCTTTATCATCAACAGATTCAAAATACATATCTAAAGTATTTGGAAGAAGTAATTTTGGAAAAGATAGAAATGAAGTACCTTTATTTATTGAAGAATCTTACACTTCATTATTATTAACCGGTTATAGGTTAGGTAAAATTAGAGGTATTTACAATGAATTAATTGATTTGCCTGGAGTTACCGACGATTCAAACATTCAAGATTATGGAGACTCAATCGCTTTCTATTTAGAACAATACCAAACCCCTGAAACTCCGTATGTTGTTTCTGAATTAAGAGGTAATAAAGTTTATAAATTATTCAAGTTCGTTTTAATTTCTGACGGTAATTCAGCTAATAGATATGTAAAAATGTCAATTGGAAATATATCATTTGCTAATGGAACTTTTGATGTATTCATTAGGGATTTTTATGATAATGATCAAAACGTAAGAGTTTTAGAAAGTTTTACTAACTGTTCTATGGATCCTAATCAAAATAACTATGTTGCAAACAAAATAGGAACATCTAATGGTGAGTACGAAGTTAAATCTAAATATGTTATGTTAGAGGTTAATAACGAAGCACCTATAGACGCATTACCTTGTGGATTTGAAGGTTATATTAGTAGAGAATACGCCAGTGCAACACCTCCATTTGTCGTTTATAAAACAAGATATTTACAACCTGGTGATACAATATATAACCCACCATTTGGTTCTTCTTCAGGAGGAGACAACCCAGTGATTTCAAATGGTGAAAACCCAAGAAGAGCTTACTTAGGTATATCTAATATTACAGGAGTTGATTATGACTTCTTTGATTATAAAGGAAAACAAATACCAGCAAATTTAGCAACTGATACTGTTGGTATATCTTGGGGTTATACTACAAAAGGTTTCCATATGGATAGTGGGGCGACTATTGTAACAATGACTGTTAATTCAGCAACAACTCAAATGTTTGAAGTTGGTGCCGGATCATTTAATTCAGAACCTGAAGATAGTGATAACCCTTACTACAGACTAAACACTCGTAAATTCACGTTATTAGCATACGGTGGTTTTGACGGATGGGATATATATCGAGAAAGTAGAACAAACGGAGACTCATTTGCATTAGGTCAATCAGGATTTAAAAACGGAGCCGCATCATCAGCTACTTACCCAACAGCGTCTGGATGGGGAGCATTTAAACAAATTGCAGGACCTAACCAAGAAACATGGGCGAACACTGACTATTACGCATACAAATGGGGTCAAACAACTTTTGCAAATCCTGAATCAGTTAATATTAATGTATTTGTAACACCAGGTATTGATTACGTATATAACTCAAACTTAGTTGAGGATGCAATTGATATGGTTGAAACAGATAGGGCGGATTCAATTTACATTTGTACAACACCTGACTTTAATTTATTATTACCGTCTTACCAAGATGTTGAAGAAGGGTTGAGATATCCACAAGAAGCGGTTGATTCGTTAGAAGGCACAACAATTGATTCTAACTATACTGCAACTTACTACCCATGGGTATTAACAAGAGATAGTGTTAATAACACACAAATTTATTTACCACCAACAGCTGAAGTTGTTAAAAACTTAGCTTTAACCGATAACATAGCATTCCCTTGGTTCGCATCGGCAGGTTATACTCGTGGTTTAGTAAATGCAGTAAGAGCTCGTAAAAAATTAACTCAAGAAGATAGAGATACTTTATATAAAGGTAGAATTAACCCAATTGCAACTTTCTCTGATGTTGGTACAGTTATTTGGGGTAATAAAACTTTACAAGTTAAAGAATCTGCACTTGACAGAATCAACGTAAGAAGATTGTTATTACAAGCAAGAAAACTTATTTCGGCAGTGGCAGTAAGATTACTATTTGAACAAAATGACGATAAAGTTAGACAACAATTCTTAGACTCAGTTAATCCAATATTAGATTCTATAAGAAGAGACAGAGGTTTAATTGACTTTAGAGTTACCGTTTCTAACACTCCTGAAGATTTAGATTCTAATACATTAACAGGTAAAATTTACTTAAAACCAACAAGAGCGTTAGAATATATTGACATTGAGTTTGTAATTACACCAACGGGAGCCTCTTTTGAAGATGTGTGATAAAACATAAATTTTATATAATGGGGAGTAGAAATATTCCTCATTTATATATTTATAAAATAAAAAGTCATGAAAATACAAAAAAAACTTATTAAAGAAAGTGTAGGTAACGATTTTAAAAGTTATAATTCCTATTCACAAAAAAAACAAAATATTATTATAACTGAATCTCAGTTAGAAAAATTATTGTCACAACTTAATAAAAAATGAATATAAAAGAACACGTTTATAAATACGTTAGAAAAAAATCTTTAATAGAAGGGTTTGACGAACAAGGAAACCCAGATACAAAATATTATGCCTTTGATTGGGATGATAATATTATGTTTATGCCAACTCAGATTATTGTTATGACTGAAAACGAAGAAGAGGTTGGTATGTCCACAGAGGAGTTTGCTGAACACAGACACCAAATAGGTTCAGAACCATTTAATTTTAAAGGGACAACTGTTGTTGGTTATGCACCTGACCCTTTTAGAAACTTCGGAGTTAAGGGAGATAAAAGATTTGTTATTGATGCAATGATTGCACCTTTAGGTCCTTCGTGGAATGATTTTGTTGAGTGTATTAATGGTGGGTCTATATTTGCAATTATCACGGCAAGAGGACACAATCCTGAAACATTAAAAGAGGCTGTATTAAATTTAATAGTTGCAAATCACAATGGTATTAATAGACAAACTTTAGTGGATAATTTAATAAAATATAGACAATTTACACAAGATGAACAAATAGAAGAGGCTTATGATTTAGAATTTTCAGATAAAGATATAATTAATGAATATTTAGATATGTGTAGGTTTCACCCCGTTTCTTTTGGTGCGGGTAGTGCTGCCAATCCTGAAGAAGGAAAAATAAAGGCGATGAGAGAGTTTATATCTTATTGTCGAGAAATGGCTAAGGAGATAGGTAAAAGTGCGTTCTTTAAAAATGACGTTGCAAATCAGGAACCAATTATTGGTTTTTCAGATGATGACCTCAGAAATGTTGAAAAAATGAAAGAATTTTTATCTAGTGAATATGAAAAAAGTCCAGTAAGAACATATTTAACTAAAGGAAATATTAAAACAGAATATTAATAACCGGATTTAATATAAGAATATTTTCATTGTGGACAAAA